AGGTTCTTAACGATTTCAGCTTTGACTTGAGTTTCGTCAACAGCAACATAGTCTGACTTTTTAGCCTTTGCCATAGACTTTGCAGTTTCAGGCTTGGGACTACCGCCAAATAGTTTACGCAGAGTACCCCAAAATCCTTTAACCTCTTTGCCAATGGCAATAACTTCATTAGCAGTGTTCCTGATCTCGACAAAAGATTCTTTAGCTTGCTTATAGAGTTCACAGCCAGCTTGGATGTTTTTGACCAAACCAGCCGCAAGTAGACAAATAGATATTGGGTCAATTTTATTTCCTTATTCAGGCATATTCATGGTTGTACTCAGCAACCCACGACCATAATATGATGGCTGTGGAGGTGGAGTAGTGCCAGTCAACAATCCACTTACAGCTTTTTCAGCCGCTTGCCGCCTCATGGCAGATTGAAGTTTATCAGCAACAAAACCACCAGCAGCAATAGGAATTGAATACTTTAAAGTCTCTGGACTTCCAACACCAAAACCGACTGCGCCACCAGTAACCAATTGACTGCGTTGAGGATTAAACTTAGCCATCAATGTCAACAATGGGTCTAAAGAACTTCCTTTTGCAACTGCCTTGATTGCATTTTGTTCATCTTTGGAGAATAAAGAAATTTTGTTTTTATTAGCGGCAAGACTAATAAAACCTTGGCGTATAAGTTCACTTTCAGATGCACTTGGATTCAATGCTTTTGTTTCAGCAACATCTAAAATGTTTTCAAGTGTTGTTGCCCGACTTAGATTTCTCCAATCCTTACGAGCATTTGAGATTGCTTTGACAGCTTTATCAATACCACCAGCGCCTGCAGAAACGTCTTGAGGAGATATTCTGGCTACTTGGTCATCAATTGAGCTAACTATTACGCTAGCTAATCTGCGTATGTTTGGGTCTTTATCAAGTTTTAGATCATTTGCAATTTGACGCATTTGATCTACGTCTTGAAATGATATTTTGCCTTTAGATACGATGCTGTCGTATTTGTTTAAAGCAGTTTGAACAGATGGCGCATTTTCTGGTAAAAATCTTGCATTGTTTAAGTTTGTTTTTATATCAGAAACAATATTGCTTGCTGTTTTTGGAGTTAATTCAATTCCAAGATCAGCAACTTCTGTATACGCCCTAGAAGCACGTTGTTTAACATCAGCCATAGTAGCAGTAGGTTGCTTTCCTGATGCAATACGACCAGATATATCTCCTGATGCCTTACCAACAGCGCCAGATACTCCAATAGCGGCAATTGTTGCAGCTAAATCACTACCAGTTATTTCTTTAGTAACTTCAGCAACAGGTTGTGCAACCATTGGTGCAGCAGTAGCCGCTGGTAATTGACGAACCAGATCAGCACCAAAAATAGATTTAGGAGCCGCTGCCGCCATGCCTCCTGCTGAAGTTAATGCTTGCATACCAACTTGTGCGGCACGTTCTGCACCAGTTTCAGGTTCTGGCAAACCAATTTGCGTAAGGCCTTTTTGCTGTTCTCTAGATGCGTATGGCATTCTGCTTTCAGAGCCAACCAAATTCGCACCTACGTTGTATGCACCACTTAAAAAATCTGAAGCTATGTTTACTGGGGATGATAGACCTGAAACTATTGCACGACCAGCTAAACCAGCCTGACGACCTAATGAATCAACAAATCCACGTTCTTGTTGTTGAGGTTGTACTGCCGTTTGTGGCGCAGGTTGAACTTCACCCAAACTAGTTTTAATTTTTGTTAAAGCAGCCTCATTGGTCAATCCATCAGGCAATTCATACGAAACACCTTTGTATTCATAAACAGTACCCATGATGGTTTCCTTTAATCTAACTTGATTGGATTTTTTGCTGTGCCAGAAGTAGCGCCATAATATGGCTGAACGCCTTGCGATACCCTTCTACTATCAATTCGTTTTTTGGTATCTTCTTCAGCTTTTTTGGTTGATTTGTAAAAGTTATTTAAAGCCTCTAAAGAAGTTTTGGTGTCATTTGCACCAAATGCAGCTATAAGTTCATTTGCAAACCGCAATACGTCTTTGTCTGTTTGCACACCTTTAGCCGCATCTGTTTTTAAGTTTGTTGCCGCTTGTACAGCACGTTGTAATTCGGCATAAGCACGACTTTCAGTTGTTGAATTGCCAGCCGCATTTTGACCTAAATATTTCAAATTATTTAGTGGCCCTAATTCCAATGGCGCTTTTTTTGTAGTAGGGTCTATTGTCAATAATTTGATTGCTGGAGCCAAAGACTCTGCTCGTGCAAATAATGAATCAACCAACTCAAGGTCTTTGCTTTCATCTTTTTGCAATGATGGAGCAAGTGTTTTATTTGACAATTGAGATTGCTTAAACTCATTTCTCATTGCTTGAATTTCTTTTCTTCCGTTAATTTCCATTGTCTTTAACATTGAAGCAGTAGCGCCCCTTTCTTTTGCAGCTTTAGCATCCGCATCAATTCTTTCTTGCAGTCTTTCAAGTTTTGCTTCATTGTCTTTACGAGCCTGTTCAGATTTAGCCTCAAGTTTTTCTTTTGTATTCTTAGCCTCTGCATCAAGTTTTTCTGTTTGCTGTGCAGTTAACAGTTCTCTTTGTTTAGCTTTATCAGCAGATGCTTGAAGTGCAGTCAAAACTTTGTCAGGTGATCCATATTTAGTAACAATAGCCAAAATCTCTGCTTCTGTTGGATTAACTAACTTAGACAACTCAGATCGTAGTTTTGCTTCTTGAGCATTAGTCAACTCTACTTTTTCTGCTTCAGCAGTTGCTTTTCTTGTAGTTGCCATGCTAGCTTGTAACTGTCTATAAGCATCTGAAACAGCCATAGAAAACTGTGGGTCGCCTGCTCGTCTAGCTTGTTCTGCAACCATCATGTATGTATCTGGTTTAGATTGATCTAACTGACTAGCCAATGCCTGTCTACGAGCAATCAACTGCAACTGTGGGTCTTGACCACCCAGAGCACCGCCAATAGCACCGCCTAGCTGTTGACCAGCACGAAAAGTTCCATAGCTGGCTCTTGCCATTGGGCTAAGATTTGCGTATTGAATAGCTTGCGCTTCTTCTGCTTGCTGTTGAGCAAGTTGGTACTGCTCTGGAGTAGTAAATAAACCAAGAATTTCTGAAGCTGCCATGATTATTCCTTAATAGTCGTAAATTGGTGTTCCAGATGCACTAAATTCATTGCCCATATTGTCAAAATAATTTTTTGGTGGGTTAAAGTAATTCTGCACACCTTGAGTAAATTGTCTATTCCTAGAAAGTCCCTGCAACAAACCAGCTTCAGGACTAAACCCTTGACCACCTTGTCGAGTTATTGCCGCATTTTGCCCACCCCTAAATAAGAATTCACCAACATTAGCACCAGCAGTAGAAGCCCTGCCACCTAACTCTGCGCCTAATCTCAATGATTCTTGACCAAGCCCCTCAATTGCTTGACCAGCACCTAAATAGGTTGTAAATGGGCTTAATGCGCCAACTTGACCAGTTTGATATTGATTTAACATATTTGCACCAGTACCAAACAAGCCAGCACCAAACGCAACATTGCGTTGTCCAGCTTCCTGTGCTTGTGCTGCCAACTGAGCATCTTGTTGAGCCAAAGCGTTGTAGTATGCTTCCATCTCAGGTGTAGTAGCACCCAATCCTGCCGCACCACTTGGGCGCATACCTGTAGCACCTACCGACAATCCACCACGACCTTGTTGGAACAATTGGTTCTGCAACTGTGCCATCTGTCTTTCACGGCTAGGGGCAAGCAAATCCTGTTGCCTACTCATGTATTGAGCCGCAACTTGTTCAGGACTCTGTGCAAGATACTGTTGACCCAAACCAAACAATCCTGTTGCCGCAGTCTGTAAAGGGCGATACTGTTGTTCAGCCTGTTCTGCTTGTGTTAAAGCACCATATGACAGAACACCTAAACGATCTTGAGAAGCCTTAATTCTTGGGTCAAGTTCATAACCAGCACCAGTTAAGTAGCCTTCAGGAGACATCTGAAAGTTAGATGTACCAAATCGTGTGGTGATTCCAACAGGGCGAAACTTAGCCGCTTCAGCAGCTAATCTAGCTGATTCAAGTTGAGCATTAGCAGATGCGTTTGCCGCCGCTTCTGTAGCGGATGCTTGCTCACTTGCCCCTATAAGACTTAATCCACCACCAATAATTGCTGCAGTAATAGGCATATCAATCCCCTTTAATCAAAATCTCATCCACTTTAGACGGGTCTTTCTCGTCTGTGGCATGAATACAAAACCAAACACAATCAGTAATTGCTTTAACGCCATGAATCATTCCTGCCTTAATCTCAATGCAAGCAGGGCCAGTAACAATATCAATCTCTGCACCACGCAACACAGCCACCTTACCTTCAGCCAAGATAGACAAATGACTGAAGTTATGCGTGTGCTTCAAGATGGCTACACCCGCAGGAAACCTAGCTTCCTTTGCATATAGTCCATCAGAAAAGTGATGTGTAATCATGCAGCCTCAAGTGCCTCAATACGAGTAATTGCTTCTTGCAAAGCAGCAGTCAACAAAGCAACCAAAACTGATGTATCAACACCTTGATATTTTGGCTTTCCGTCTTGGTCTACTCCATCTTTTTCGCCAAACACTGCTTCTGGTACAACTGCCTGCAACTCATGGGCAATAAACCCCTCTACAGTTCCGAGACTTGGATTACTTTTCCAAGTAAAGTTTTTAGGTGCAAGTTGCTTGACACGAGTAACAGCGTTTGCCAATGGAACAATATTTTCTTTAAGGCGATAGTCTGAAGAAGTGTTGTATGCAGTCGTTGTCCCGTTTGTTGTGATAGTTCCAACTTGTGAACCACTAGAAAGAGTTCCATAATTTAATGTTATTAACGCTGTACCAGTAGCGTCAGTAAACGCAAGATGGCCAAAATTTCCACTAGTATTTTGAGTAACCAAACCACCAACGCCACCAGTGGCCCTTGCTTGGACAAACAATGCGTAGTTTGCATTTGGTGATGTTTGACCAAAACCACCGCCACCAGCTAAAGCAATAAAATTTGATTGGTTATTAAAAGTAAGAACTTGGGAGACAGCACTATCTCCAAGAGTTATTGCACCAGTAAACGTCTTAGTTCCAGCAATTGACTGTGTACCAGTTGTTAAAACAATACCAGCCGCTGCCAAAGTAGTTTGACCTGTACCGCCATTCGCTATAGCTAATGTTCCTCCCAGCGTTAAAGTGCCTGTAGTGGTTATCGGGCCACCAGTTAGCGTTAAACCTGTTGTACCGCCAGAACCATTTACGTTGGTCACCGTTCCACTACTTGACGTATCAATCTTCGTTGCAATAGCAGTTGCAATGTTGTTGAACTCGGTATCAATCTCTGTACCCTTAACAACCTTGTTAGCGTCCCCTGTTGTTAGTGCGTCTTTAGCTGCAAAATTTACTGTTTTCGTGTAGTTTGACATGGTTGCTCCTTATGCAAGTTTGCCGATTTTGGTTTGTATCTCAATCTTTTGGAATGAAATTGGTAACCCGTTTACGTTAATTTCAAAGCCCGTTTGAACGATTTTTCCTGAACCACTGCCGTATGCGGTTAGTTCTTGCAAAGTGATGCCTGTTGCATATTCGGCAATGTTGTATTCGCCAATGCCATACTGAGACACTGCTTGCGTTGGTATGGAAACTGTCTGCGATTGGTAACTTGATGAAAAGTCGTAGCCCCAAAACACAGATATTGCTTGGTTACTGCCGCCTACAACAAGCACCTTGATTTTCTTGATAATTGATGTTTGACCATCATTGCCTAAGTCAGCGTTATTTGTGTAGTATTCCATCCGATACGCTGAAGCGTTATCTTGGTAACCTGTGTACTTTGTTACAAAACCAGTTTTACCAATAAGCAAATCACCGTTCCTACGAGCGCAAAAACTTTGTGGCGCAATACTGTCCCATGTCGTTACTCGGTAAGACCCATCTTCCAAAGTTGTCTTTGTGTCAAAGCAGAAAACTTTTCCAGCTGTAGGGCAAGTTAAGAGGTAAAAACCATTTTG